TTAAGACTCTGAATCTTCGATTATTGTATACTCCACCTCCATTCCGTCAGCTTTGTGCTCAAGAAATTCATTTAAATCGAATAGATCTTCTATCTCTTCCCACTCTTTGTGTAAATCCTCGAACTCTTCGTTAGGCTCAAAGAAATCCTTCAACTCTTCAAAGCTGTATGATTTTAACTCTTCTCTTGCGTTTCTGTTGTGCTTTTCTATTATATGGTACTTCGCTCCTATATGGTACTTCGCTCCGTTGACCTCCTTAGCAAAGCTCTTCATCATTGTTGTAAGCTGTCCTGCGGCGCTTACTCCTGCTCTCTTGCAGGCCTGTGTATATTCGTCAACTACATCTTTTTTGAGTTTGTAGCTTTTGGATATCCAGCCTGCCTTTTTTGCATATTTCTCTGTTGCTATTGTCTGTGGTTTTGGGTTTCCTGTTGGCATGTTAATTGTCACCTCTTTTCAGATATATAATGTCTAATATTCCGCTTAGCGCGCTTGTCAGTATGGCAACTCCTATGAATATGTCTAATCCATTTTTAATTGCCAGGTAACATAAGCATATGAATGTCACCCATGTTGAAATTGTTATTGTTTTAATCATAGACATTTTTAAACAGATGCTGTAAAATAAACGGTGAGCAGTGGGATTTACCCACCGCCTTAGTGCTTACTTAAAGAATGTTTCGTATATCATGCATATCGTTGCCGCCAAGCTTTGAATTATGCTGAATACTAAGACCACATCTTTGAGTTTGCACTTTTTCTTTTTTCTTTTCTTACTCATCTGTCTTTACCTCCTTACAAGTATATAATATCATATGGTGCACCATATGTCAAGTATTGTTTAAAATTTCTTTTAATTTTTCATAAAAATAAAGGTATCCGCCATTCTGACAGATACCTTTATTTTTGTGTTGTAATTATTTAATTTGCCGAATCCGTTGGAAGCTCATTGGTATACTTTGATAGCGTCTTTTTGACCGTGCGCCATACCTTTTTGACCGGTAATCCGCATAATGACATATTCTTTAATATACTGACTATCTCGTATGCAATATATAACAGTGCGAAAAACTCCATTGTTCCGACTGTCTGTCCCGGAAGATATGTTCTTGCCCCTTCCGGGATAAATCCGATGAGGTTCAATCTTATGATTGAGTCGACCAGAGCCAGGAGCACAAGAGAAATCAACATACCGACCTTTCTGATTGCTCCATTAATTCCAAAGTTTGAATTGAACTTTTTCTCTTTGATTGCTCGTAGCACTCCAAAGATAGTGTCCATCACTATACAAATAACTACTATCTCCATAATTTTGTTGCTTGATGTTGTTGCAAAAAATCTTGTAATATTATTCATCATTTTTTCCTTATCCTTTCAAAAGCCTGTATGTTGTGAGAAGTCCGACACGAGCATCCTGTGTCAGTCCTCTATTTTTTTGGAATACCATCACGCATTTTGAGAGATAGTCACTCCATTCTTTATAATCTGTATCTAATTTGGTGAAGCTATATACATCATGCAGCGTCCTTCTCAGCCACTTGATTGCTGTCGGGCAGTAATGTTTCTGGCCGCTCCACAGGTTGTGGCTCTTTGCGAACGCCTGCGAGTCTGCTCCAAATTTACCATCCTCTTTCAGCGCATCAGCTCCTTTGAGGTCGAAGCCTACATTCATAGCGTGCTGCCATTTTCTGACCTCTTCACTTTCCAGATAGTAATCAATGTCGCCCTTCCAGCTCTCGTCTCTCGGCTTAGCCGGCGCAGCTTCTGGCTGGCTTGTTACTGTTGTATCATTTGCTTCAAGCCCCACATATAAGATGTTGGCATCCGTGCTATTATTGAGTCCTGAGCAGGTGAACGCACTGGTATACTGCCATCCATACAGGCTGTGCACAATGGCCGGCTTCTTGGCATCGTTCGGATCATCCCCGATTGTCATTCCTTTAGTGGATGGATAGCGAGCTATCCAGAACGGACAGTTAATCTGATTAGCATATGGCAGGATGTAGGTGTTGTAGAAACTGAGCCCGGTGTAAACTCCAAAATCAAGCCCTGCCGCCTTGATTTCTGACTGATATGTGTTGATGATGTCAATTAAGGTCTGTCCAAGCCCTTGCTGGCATCTGTCCTCTACATCAAGCCATACGAATGTCTTTCTTCCGGCAAGTACCTCAATCACTCTCTGTGCATCCGTCTTTGCCTTTTCTACTGTAGTGGCGTATGAGTAATTATATACGCCCTGAATCGGCATTCCGACATCTGTGCAGCCCTTCCAATTCCGCTCGAAGGTCTTGTCCGGGTTCAAGTCTTTTCTGATGATTTTTAAGATAGTGAACTGTACACCAACCCATTTAACTTTGCCCCAGTCTATTGTGCCCTGGTATGATGATACGTCAATTCCTTTCATCTTCTTCTCCTTTCTCTATGTCGTCTGTGTCGCAATATCTTCTCATATTATATTCGAGTATATATCTCCTCTTTTGTGATTCTTTTGCTTTCATAAAGCTTAAAATTAATTAACTAAAGCCTTCCGCAAAAAATTTTGAGTCATAAAACCACCCAAACTCCTTGTTACCACCTCTTACCGCCTTTCTAAATACCTCTCGTAACTAATAATGTTCCACCACTTAATCCTGACGGTAATCCTGTCAGCTTTCCTCCAGAAATACCAAGTGTGATGTTTGTTGCAGCTGGCGAACCATAATATGCTGATTTATAATAGTTTGTGCCATTGAAAGCATACATGGTTGTATTAGTAGAACCACCCCACTGTGATTTTGTAGTCTCATAAGCGTAACCGTATGCTTTGATTACACCAGATGCTGTCTTAAAAGATACTGTTGGGTTCGATACATCTACAAGATACGCTTCGCAGTTGTTATTGCCACCTGATGCAGTTGCTTCATATGAGCCCGTCACACCAAGAATAGAAACACCTTTCTTGATATTGGAAGCAATAATCTTTGCTTGTTCTGTTGCATCAATAGCAACTTTCCCTGACCCATTGTGATATCCTTGTGGGATTGTATACGCACCATCTTTTGTGCTGATTTCGCCTGTCACAGCGCCATTGTTCAGCATAGAACCTGTCAGTTTTCCGTCTTTCCCATAGGCAGTTTTACCGGTTAAGATATCTGAAGCAGTAGCGGTAGCATCTGATGTATCTGTTCCTGAAGAAGTTCCTTCCTGAATCTTCACATAATAGTAACCATCTTTCAGCCCTTCATCGGGATAAGCACTTGAATCATTTGAAGAAACATATCCAATGAAGCTTCCTTTTCCTTCTGTATAGGTATTACCGATATCTAATCTGTAATAATTTTTCGTAAATCCGGATGGATATGAATATGTATTAGATAATTGATACACAGATTTAGGATGTGTTTCTGCACCTTTTCCTTTGATATAACTAAGTCCGTCACCTAATACAGCTTCTTTTCCTTTCAGCAGAAAATATCCATCATCTGTTGCAATATAGTAACCATATATAAAACCCGAATAATCAGACGGTGCTGTTGTTCCGAGATGTGTTCTTGTAATGTCCCACACCTTTCCAATATGTTTCTTCCAAATATATTCACCAGAGCCAACATCCTCAAGCGTACCAACAATTTTTGCACCAGTTTTATCGTGAGCAATTTCACCACTTATCAATTTGTCTGGTGTTACTGTATCTTCTGTCAAATCAAGTAATACCTTACCGGCATATTCCACTTTATTTACACTCACGCTCTATTACCCCCGTTATCCAATGGTTACTGTTGTTCCACCTGCCGCATTCTCGGATTCAACATATGGAATCTTTGCAACAGTTACCTGAGACAAACAGTTATATCCTTTATCTGGAAGAATAGTCTGCTCAGTATTTGACGGTGTTATTGCTTTAGCCTGAGGCTTCATTCCCTCACTGCCGGACATTTCTCCAACTACTCCAAGGATAGTAATGCCCTCACGAATGTTTTTAGCAACAAGTTTTTCTTTCTCTGTTGTATCAATTGATACTTTTCCAGATCCATCGTGATAGCCTTGAGGAACAACATAATCTCCATCAAGTGTAGCGATAGTTCCGGTTACTGCTCCATTATTTGGCATGGTACCGGTCAGTTTTTTTCCTCTTACATATGCAGTTTTACCTTTAAGAATTTCAGCAACGGCTCCTGTAGCATCACTTGAATCCACGTCATATGTGCAAGTACCGGTCAACAAGTCACCATCTTTTCCATGTGATGTAAATCCTTTTAATATTTTGTCTGCGGTAACAGTATCGCCTGTTAAGTCAATCAATGTCTTTCCACCATATACTACTTTATTAATACTCATATTTTACAATTCCTTTCCAATAAATACAGTTTGTCCACCTTCAAGATTTGACACCTCGAAAAATGGAATTTCTTTGATTTTTACATTTTCTGTCAGAAACTTTTGACGTGTCGCAAGCTCTTGTTTTTCTACTTTTGGCGTGACCGTGTAATCGCCTTTGTAGTACTCCACTCCGGTGTGGTCTGATACAATCTGGAAGTGCTCAAAGTCAACCTTAATCTGCTCATTTCTAGTGCAAAAATCCACGTCCAGTTTTTTGTCAAGCTCGCGAAAGGTTACATCGAATCGCATCAAATCACTCCTTCTTTCAGGATCCTGCCGACATATACGCTCATGATGTCGGATGCAAGAGCCTCTCCGGCTGTAGTCCGCACTCTTATCTGTATTTCACCCTGTAATCGTGGCTGTTGTTGTAATCTTAGCGTGTCCTCTTGTGTCAGAGTCAGTGATACGGATGTTCCAGAACAACTGCAATCCGACAAGTTTTTTTCCAACACCGTTTTTTCGCCTTGTGCTATCGTGACATACATCTCTGCAATCAGTGATGTGTCAAACGGCAGTGTAAACTCTAACGTAGGTGTGGTACCTCTTATCATGCTATCCCCCTCCTAGTATCTAAATCTAGTAATAGTGGTTGTTTTAGACCACAAACTAAATGTTCCATTTTCACCGTATGCTCTTACCATTACAGTCGCATCATCCATTCCATCAGCAAAAAATTCATCTGTATAATTCATTGCATAAAATGATGTATACGTTGTATCAAATTCTTTGTAAGATCCATCTGCTTTTGTAACTTTAACTTTATAAGACGTAGCCTTTTCTACTTTGTTCCAATTTGCTGAAAAAACTGCATAGTTAAAATATCTTGATGTACTTTTGAAATAAGTAGCATAATTTACTTTCGGAGTACCGAGGATGCATTTCTCAAGCCACTTTTTTGCGGCGTTGTCGAAGGCTTCTTTCAATGTATCGTCTGGCTCAAAGTTGATATCCGGAATCTTAACAGATGGCGGATTTAACGGTGGTGTACAGGCAAATACCGGCACCACATTAAAAAACCCCATTGCAATCACACAAGTCATCACCATTATTGTTCTTTTCATTTTTCTAAACATTGTTTTAGCCCTCCTTTAGTTAATTAATTCCCGCTTTCAGTTTTTCTTCTTTATTAATATCCATCAACTCATTGTACTGCTCTTCGGTAATTCTGCTTGTCGCGAAAAAAATATCAATTTTGTTCTTTAAATTGTCTGTAAGTCCGTTTCTTTCTTTAAGTTTTAATAATGTTCTGTACAGCATAATCATACCTCCAATTCTGTTAATGCTACTGCATATTCGCTGTTTACATAGGCTTCTGCTGATTGTGTATCCATATCATAGATATAATCTCGGTTGTCGTTTAACTGTTGTTTTACATAGTTCCATCCGTTAGCTATGCTAATTGGATAGTTAAATACTGTATATCCGTCAAGCTGTTCTGAATTGACGCTGATGTTTGTTACTGGATAATAGGTTACAAGTTCTTTTAATGCTTGTATCTGTTCTGTTGTAAGGTCGGTTTCTTGTTCCTCTGCCAATAACCATTCCGTTTTATCTATAATAGATTGCGTATTATCTAGCTTAGAAGAATCAACTCTCCTAACTAATTTTCCTCGTTCCACATCCACATAATCCGCAATATACTGTTGTCCGTTAATTGTGACATTACCATCACTTGAGACTGGAATAGCATTTAATGTTATTGGCAACTGTATTGATTGCTCTTTGTATGGCTCAAATGGAGTAATTTGTTTACCTATTAAGATTTGTGGCTTCCATGTTTCGTCGTTGAAAGTATTTCCTCTTGTAATTTTAATAGATAACTTAAATTCATACCTAGCATCTTGTCTTGCAATTACATAAGGTGTATTGACAATATTGCTTGCAATTGAAAGGCTCTTTGTGTTCTCGTTGCTATAATCAACGTAGCATTTGTTTATATTTTCAATGCTTTTTATATTATTTGGACAAAATATAATTTCAGTTCCTTCTTTAAGCATAGATGGGGTATCTATTGGCAAGTAAATACGTTTATTAACAGTAGATGTTCCGTTTAATTTTATAACTCCGTTGCTTACAGTAATGGTACATCCAACATCTTGATATTCACCATCTCTAATTTTTAAGATATTACTTCCAAGTAGTTTTACTGTTGGATTCACAACGCTCTTAATCTCAACTGGATTTTCTACTGATGGCGTTCCATCCTGTGAGGATTTGCCATATATCATCATATCTTGAATCTTTCCATTGTCAGAATCGGCAAGATGGGTTTCACCTTGATTTGATGCGTAGAACTTTGTGATTTTGTTGGATAAATCTTCCTTGAGTGAACCAACGGCTTCCCCTACTGCCTTCGCATCAGCGGCTTTCCCTTCTTCTTCCAGATTCGCATCTAACTTAAGCTGTGAATTTTTAACTTTTTCTAATTCATTAACAGCTTCAAACACACCATAATTATTGTCATCTTCCGTGTCCATCTCAACAGCCAAAAATCTTGCTCCATCCACCGCCTGTATAACTCCATCACATGCTCCAAGGAATGTACTTATAGCACTATCTCCGGCTGTATTACTTCTGAACTGATATCCATATTTTGTTTTAATATAATACATATCATTCAAAATATGATACACTGCTATCTTTTTCGAATTTGTGGCGTTTTCAACTCCACCATCCTTCAAGCGATATCCAGTTACGCTGGTTGCCTCAATAGCAGTATCGCCAGCACTATATATAGCGCTATTGATCGCATCTGTTTTTTCTATCAATCCACCAACCTGTCCTCTTACTGCTCCACCAGCTGTATCGTAAGTCCTTCCATTGGATGCAACACGGATATCTGCAAGCTCTGCATCACCGGTTGTGCTACCATCAGGAAGTTTAGTCATCTGATTAATTCTCTTACGCTCAACATCCAGCTCTGTTTTAGATGCTTTTGTTGAATCAAGTTCATTTAAACGTTTTCTTTCAACATCCAGCTCTGTTTTAGTTGTTAAGAGATCCTGCCTTGCCTGCAAATCCGTAGTGCCCGCCCTGCCCTCTTTATAACAAGTTTCAATTCCAGCTGCTATGGATTCCCGCACCTCTTTTCCATATCGTGCCTCTCTGATAGTTTTTAATTCATTCATAATATCTGACATACTCTAATCCTCCTTGCTTTCTTCCTGCCCTGTGATGCTGTCTTGTGTGTCAACAACCAATGTTGACTCTAACTCACTTTCTTTTGGTCTGCTGCAATATTCCATTCCCATCCCTGCCTTTTGGTATTTTTTTGTTTCGATTGACCAACTTTCAATAAGACCATTCTTTATATTTACAGTTGTTCTATCCACACTTGTAATGTTTCCGTCATCCCAGGATAGGCCCGATATAAAAGATGTACTGCCAGTTGCTGAGCATATACTCCAATTTTTAATCAGACCATTTTCAATGGTAATACCACCATTCGTGTTATCCGGAAATAATGTACCGTTTGCGCCATTGCGAATAAGAGCTGTTGCTTCATCCCTTGCTGCCTGGAGCATAGATTTTTCCTGTGGCAAGCTCTGTTCTAATGTCTTTACAGAGCTTGTAACCTGTTGTGTATATGTCTTCTTTAATGTATTACTAAAAACCACAGTATTTTTTTCCGGACTTTGCAAATATGTGGTTTTCTTCTGCAATGGAAATCTTGTATCCATTCCAAACGGATTTGCAAGAGTACGTACCACATCTCCAACCTCATATGTATCGATATCTGCATTTAGCATCGACATATCAACTGCGGTTACTTCAAGCGTCATGGTTTCATACTGATTACTCTTCAACCACTCCTCTGCTTTTTTCTTCAAATTATCCGGGTCAGTCACATCATCCCAGTTTACCACTTTCCGAATCCATCCAAAATGATCCACTGCATTTTGGATAAATACATAATCTTTACCATCGTTTACAGATTCTATTGTGGTATATGCATCCAATCCATCTATTACACTTTGGTCCAGTCTTGCGCCTAATGGAATAACTGCAGTTGCTATATCTGTCCCAGATGTACCACATGTAAAATCTAATAAGTTGTAACCGAACTGAATAGGCTGTGCACATACTTTTCCATAATCCTCAAGTGTAACCAAATCCAAATATCTTATACCGTCTTTCTTGCGAATACGCAAATAGCCACTTAATCGATCGCATAATTTGTTCCGTAAATCTGTAAGTGTATCCTCTCTGTTAGTAAATCTGTATATACTGTCATTTGAATCTTTTACAGTCACTACTCCAACTTCAAATTGTTTTTCTTTCTCAACCTGGTTGTTGTGGATTGTAAGCAGATTAGTAAAAAACTGCAATGGGGTCTGGTTCTGGTACTTCGCCTGCGGCTGGATTGAATCATATAAAAAGGCAAGCTCTCCTACACACTTCACTTCCTTTTCACCTTTTAATACTTCACTGTATTCCCTTACCTGTCCGTTAAAAATTTCATTACCGTCTTTTAAAACCTGTACCATACTTACACGATTTTCAATCTTACTATACAGTGGGTTCGTACAAGGAACAGTAAACTCGAATGTGCCTGCATCATTTAATGCCTGTTTCAGCGTTGCATCATAAATAACAGCCTCTTTATCATTCGGAAAATATAGTGTTTTTCCATCAAGTAAAACTTCATATATCATAGGTATGCTCCTCTGTAATTTATGGTTACAATTCCAGTTCCTGTAAAACTAAGAGTTATATCATTTTCTGCTACAACTATGGCCGGGAAACGATATGTACCATCCTCCGGCATATCATAAGTTCTTCCTGCATATGTCAGTTTTAATTCATTTACATTTTTTACGGTAAAAACTGGCACCTGCGGCATAATTCCGCCTATTAATACAAGTTCTTTATTGTATTCACTTACAGTGATTTCATTATATTCACGCAGTACTCCCTCTTCAAAGTCAAACGTATCCCAAAGCCATTCTTCAGCAGTATTATAAATATCATATTTAAATGATTCGGCTGTTCCACTTAAGGTTATAGTTCCAACACTTCTTTTTGATTTGCTACGGTCAACAGACAGCCTACATACATAATAGTGACTAAGGTCATTATCTACAATCACCTTGCACTTTTTCCCATGTATCATAGTGGCAATTCTAAACGTGACAACCTCCCATAAATCAAAATTTCCACGAAGAACAAACTCAAATGTTACATTGCTTCTATCCTCATATAATACCCTGCCAAACACCTCCGACAAATCAATATTGCCAGAGGCGCCTGGTACCGAAATATAATTGGTTTTTGGGCTCGGGAATGGAATCTTAAGTGCTGTCATTTTAAGTCCTAATTCACTTGTATGAAATGCATCAGTTTCTGTAATTATTTTAATTCCAAAGTTTCCCATATACTCTCCTTATGTTCTCACTGTTGCAAAATCACCCAATGCAGCATCTACGTGAGGGGCTATAATCTTTCCTGCTCTCTTGCCATCAATATTTACACTCATGCCTTTTAGTGCCCTGGCGGTTGCCTGCGCCTGTGCTTCATAATCATATGCAGCATTATATGTTGCTGCATATGATCCGCTTCCAACGAAATTGGCTTTCATCGTGGCTGCATCTGCCTTAATTGATTTATTCAGGGTATCATACGGACTGTAGTCCTCAATTGGTTCGTCAAATCCCTCAACGCACATTTTTCCAATCCATTTAAACTCTCTTGATGGTGAATGTATGCCAAATACGCCTTTTACTTTTTTAATGACTCCTGATGCAAAGCCCGAAACCTTATCCAGGATCCAGCCTGTCATATCAGAGATTCCATTCCACAATCCTTTTATGAGATTCTTACCAATTGATAATGCTTTCTTAGGTAATGCCTTAAGTGCAGATATTGCATGTTCTCCAACACTCACTGCTGCAGATCTGACATATGAACCAAGCGCCCTGATGGTATTTCCCAGTCCTGTGACGGCTGTCTTTCCAATTTCCATAAGTGTCTGTGGCAAATTTGTAATTGCATTTTTGATTGCCACAAAAATTGTTTTTCCTGCGCTGCCTACTTCTGACACCATGCACATAATTCCATTTTTGAAAAATGTTATAATTTTAGAGCCTAAGCTCAGCCAGTCAAAGGCCTCTATAACAGAGATAATTGCTTCAACAATCTGTGGAATATTTGCTATAATATCGGGAATGCATGATAAAATACCTTTCAGTAACTGCCAAAGCAGTTCAACACCCTTCTGCAGGATTGTAGGGAAATTATCGTTTATGATATTTGCAAACGTCGTTATAATCTGTGGAAGCTGTTCAACCAGAATGGGGATGGCAGATATAATTCCATCTACCAGTTCACTCAGCATCTCAAACCCCCACTGGATTACATCCGGTGCCTTTTCGGCCAGAAAATCTGCAAAGCTTTGAATAAATTCAAGTGCTTTTGGCAGATAGGTTGGAACAGCGTCCACAAATCCGGTTATTAAATTCTCAATAAGACTGACACCAAACTCTATAATCTGTGGCAGATATTCAGTAAATGCCGTTCTCAGATATTCCAGCAACTGTGTGCCTGCTTCCATGAGCTGTGGCGCTGCCTCTGTGAATGATGTTATAAGCGTCTGTATCAGTTGTCCGGCAAATTCTATTATCTGCGGCAGTGCTGACACCAGTCCCTGTACAAGCTGTACCACAAGCTGTGTAGCATACGAAATCAGCTCCGGCAGATACTGCATCAGTCCCTGCCCCAGTGCCGATACCATCTGTATTCCCGCTTCTATCAGTCCCGGAAGAGTCTGCATTATAATCTCTGGTACCTTCTGTACTATGACCGGAAGCAGTTTCTCTATCAGTTGTCCCAGTCCTGTTAGTGCTATCTCTATACGAGGAAGCATATTCTCAAAGGCTGTGGATGCAGTATCAACGAAATTCTGTACAAGTGTATCAAAATCCGCATTATCGTCTGCCATTCCAACAACAAGGTTCTCCCACGCTGCTTTTGCACTGTTCATCGAACCCTCAATAGTGGTTGCAGCTTCTTTTGATGTGGTACCGGCAATTCCTAAGCTCTCCTGCATTACAGAAATGGCATTTACGATATTTCCAAACGACAGACTGCTTTCATCTACAGTCACACCAAGTTTCTGCTGTACATCAGTCATCTGTGAAGCATCCTTGATGAGTCGCTTCATTTCTTCCTGTGTACCGCCATATCCAAGCTTTAAGTTGTCAAGCATGGTATAGTTCTGCTTTGCAAAGCCCTGGTATGCATTCTGGATATCGCGCATGTTGGTACCCATCTTGTTAGAGTTATCTGACATATCCGTGATAGCTCTGTTTGCATAGCTTGCGGCTTTTTCGGTGTCTCCTCCGAGTGACTGTATAAGGCTTGCACTGAAGCTTGTTACAGTCTCCATGTAATCATTAGCTGAAAGACCTGCAGTCTTGTATGCGTTGTTGGCATTATTGAGCACAGTGGTCTGTGCTGTCATCAGGGAGTTATACTTGCTCTCTATCTCTCCCACTGTCTTGCCTGTGGACTGTGCATATTCTTCCATGCTCTGTCCGCCTGCTCCAAACAGTGTCTCAACTCCTCCGACCATCTGCTCAAAGGTTGCATATCCTTCCACTGACTTCTTTACCAGTGTAGCCGCCGCCGTGGTACCTGCTGCGACTGCAGTTCCGACTGCTGCCGCCCCTACCTTTGCAAAGGTTCCAACCTTGGCCGATGCACCGGATACCATGCTGTTCATGTCCGATAATCCGGACTTAAGCTGGCTGTTGTTCAGCAGTGTTTTAATTATTAATTTTGGGTCGCTCATTGCCAGCTCCTTTCTTAAGGCTCTGGCTCTAAGGCTCCGGCTCTATCTATCCTCCGAAGTATTTCTCAAACTCTTCATCTGCAGCTTTTTCTTCCTCTGTCTCCTCATATGGAGGCATCCAGGCATCTTTGAGTGCACGGTACATCTGTGCCTCATTTTTTATTTTCTCGCCTGTATATGCACGGTACCCCATGATTGCCGACAGCCTTGTGCTGTCAGGAAGTCCATTCATGAGTGCAAGGAACTTGTGCCAGTGCATATCCGTAGAAATAAGGTCTATGTGATATGCCTGCATGAATGCAGCATAGATGTAATCTCCGTCTATGTCATAAAACAATACATCTTCTCCATTATCGTGCTCGTAATGTGGCACTACATTCTGTGGAAAAGCAAATTCAAGGATTTCTGAATAATCATCAGCCTCTGAAAATGCCGGGATGTTATTCTCAAACAGATATTTAATATCTATGACTCCCCTGTATCCCATTTTCTTCCACGCTTTGAAATCCTGTGTAAATCTGATCCATACTCTGTAATCTGTCTTTAATAAAAAAGCTCTGCCACCAACCACGATGGCATCAGGCAGAGCTTTACTTGTTATATTAATCATTTTCTTTGAGGGCTCCCTGAAGCTTGTCCATGCCCTCTGCGATGCTTAACATCTGCTGAATCATAGGGTTTCCGAGCACCTTAAGGTTTTCTTTTGCGATTGCTTCCCGGTCGGGTCTTGCAAATCCGTCAAGTACACCTCTGTATGTGGCATCTATCTCGCCTAAGTCCATCTCCGCGATATTTGAGATGTCGTTCGACTCGAAGATTTCCTTTGCATTATCTTCCCCCACCATTTCAGTAATGAAATTAAGCTTATTTTCATACTGTGTTCTGGTGGTGATTTTCGAATCCCTGCAGAGCTTCTTGATTTTTTCAATCTTCTCCTCTACTGCAAGAGTCTTTTTCGGAAGCTCGTACTCCCTGTTATGAATCTGTAATGTGTATTCCATGTTTTTTCACCCTTTCTTTATTTATCTGCGGTAAACGTCGGTGTGCCGTCCGTCATGGTGGCCGTGCCGTTCGTGATTCCGCCGCCGAAGATGATTTTAAAATCAAGCTTCTTGTCAACTGCTGCCAAATCCTGCATTGAGATAGTGCTGTCTGTCTCCCATGCTTTGTATCCTCCATCTGTTCCAGGCTCCTGCATGAATACAATCATGCACTTTGTATGTGCAGCGTCTCCGGTTCTGCGCTCGTAGTAATACGGCCACATCATCTCATAGTCTTCAGAGCCTTTGTACATAACAAGGTTCTGGTCAATAGATGGCTTATAATCCTCCACCTCTGTAGTCGGTGACTCGTCAGCAATATAGTCATATTCTGTTTCAACCGGGTTCATCGACAGTGTGAGAGCGTCAGACTTCTTGATTCTGACGTACTTTGTGCCGTTATAAAGAAATAATGCAATTTTATGTTTTTTTACCAGCTCCAAGGCTGTCTTTGCTGCTTCTGGCATCGCTTTACCTCTCTTTCAAATATGTTAATTTTATTGTTATCTGATAAATAGCACTCGTATCCTCCTGCGATGTGATAGATGCCGAGTCTGATATGCCTATTTCAAGTGCCGTCATGCCCTCAGGCAGTTCGGGATAGTCCTCTTCAAGCTCTTTCTCCTCAATCCACTCTGAAAACTCATCCAATGACGCGTTGTTCTCTATCCTCACATCGTCTTCCTGTGTAGGTTTCCTTGCAAAGAGGTTATAGTACTCTGTTATCTGTCTGCTTCCGTCCTGGAACTCAATCTCGCTTCGTTCCGGTGTCTTGTACAGGCTGTATGCGCTTATATCACCCTCAGGTGACTTTATGAAGTCCGTGAGGATATCTGAAAAATCCATGCCCTCATACCTTTTCAGGTACTCTGTGAGGCATTGGCCTATCGTTTTAGTGGTCTCCCATCTGTTCGGCAATCTTCTGTGCTCCTTTCAGTATCTTCTCGCGTCCGCCGCCATTCAACATATGCTCAAACCAGTATGCTGTACGACCGGCCTGATGGTGCATCGGTATATAGTACTGCTTTCTTGCATACGGCATATTGTAGACAATTTCACCGCTTCCAATAGTTGTATTAAGAACTCCGTTGTCTCTGAGTGCACCTGTATCAAACGGTACGAACGGATCCATTCTTCTTAAGCACTCTGAATCAATATACTGCTGCACCGGTCCGTTTGTATCTATGCCGTATTTTTCCACGGTCTTTTTGTCTGACGGCCAGTCTTTCATTGATAAAGCAAATTGAATTATTCCACCCACTATTTACATACCACCTTGTAATGCTTAAGCAAATCACCCTCTGTATTGTCTGAGAGTGATATTATCGTGCCGGATTTCTGATAATCTGCCTGAAGCTGTGATATCCTGTACTCCTGTGATATTTCTTTGAAGCATTCTCCGGCAACTATGATATCTTTGTTCCCTCTTGGGTTAAATGTGAAATAGCCCTCTATTTCGTCCACAGAGAGCTTTGAGTATTCCACTGCATCAACATATGCCTTTGTTCCGAAATCGGCTGTATCCGGCACAATGACCGTCAGAATCGGTGTGTAAATAACTGCCCCGCTCTGGCTTACCGTCCTGTCAGAAGAGTAATGGTACTCTACTCCATATATGACTGTTCTCTTCCAGATATCTTTTCCGTCACTGCCCTTATGTGCGTTGTAAACTGTTATGGTCTTGTCATTCACTAAAATGCACCTGCCAATCTGATTCCTATGCCCTTGTAGATGATTTCATCTATGGACTGCTGCACCTGTTCGGGGTTTGTGATGGCATATGATTCAGAATATCCGTTATTATTCACGGATGTGACTGTTCTGCCTGCTGCTGCAGACTGATTTGTCCAAAGGAAGTTACACAGCTTAAATACTGTGTCTTGTGCCCGCTCCTTTGGAATCTGCATATACGGCTTTGCAATCCTGTTGTATTCTGCTTCTGCCTGTGCCTCGACAGCTTCAAACTGTCTCTGCGGTACCACTGTAGGAAAATGGAAGCTGTAATACTCCCAATTGATAATTGACATATTATAGCTCCCTTCTTTTTACGCTGCTTTCTTGTCGAGAATCTTGATGCCTGATAACTTACCGGCCATCTTGCTGTTTTTGAGGACAGCTCCGGCAATAAGCTCTACCTCACCCTTCTTTACTGCTCCAGGAGCTGAAAGATCAGGAAGATATGTCTTAAGCATCTTTGAACCATCCACTGAAATACCATGGAAAGCGTCAAGACCAAGCTTTGCGGCATAGATGCTTGTTGTTCCATATGCTGACTCTGTTGGAGTAGTTGTGTCTACAACATCCACTGTCTTTGCGCCGTCATAGTACTGTCCGGCATCTAAAAGAGCGATTCCGTTATATGTCTCTACATAGTTACCGAAATCATTCTTTGTTCTGTCGTAGTATCCGGCTCTTCGTGCTGCTGCCCTGATCTTTGTGAGCATCTTTGTGTTCATCATAAGGATATCAGGCTTTGCAGCAAGCAATGCGATAAAAGCATCAAGCTCATCAAGCAATGCGTTATAGTTGCTGTCCAGTGCCGATGTTGTTGAAACATCTACATTTGTCGAAACCTCTGTTGACTTTCCGGCAAGGATTTTCTTTAATCCATCGAAGGTATTAACAATATATCCTGTTCCTGTCGCTGCAGATGTTCCGTTAATTACAAGGTTGTGGAAATAGTTCGCTCCTGCGAGTGTTTTCTGTTTGATCTGGAAATCAAGCTCGTTAATAGCTCCTGATGTCTGAGCGATTACACGGTCGATCTCAAATGAACCGCCGAGAATAACAGGGCTTGCTGTCTGTTTGGTTCTCTTTGCCTCATTCGGTGTGTATTCCTGGTTGATCTGACGGATACCGGCTGTTGATGGTGTCTCAAGTCTCTGGTATCCATATACCAGATTACTTCCGCCTGTTGGCGAAATGGTATCGTCAAATGTAAGCTTATCAAGTAATACCGAGTCTCTTCTGAACTCGTCAATTACCTGCTGGTCGATTTTATCGGCATAACCGACTTTTGCCTCTGCAAGTGTAAGTGCCATATTCTTTCTCCTTTACTTTTTGTAAAATTCTTTGAGGGCACTTGAGATACTATCTGTGGTATTCGGGTGACTGCCATCTCCAATATCTCCAATCGGATTTCCGCCTCCCTTAGCCTGTGGTTCAGGCTCTCCAAACAGCATCTTGCTGTCCTCTGCCTCTGTGAGCTTCTTAATAGCTGCGGCAATGTCCTCTTTCTGGTTCTTTGACTGCATAAGCGTATCAACATCCAGTAATGCAGTAATTGCCTTTGCATTCTTACCATGTGCGCCTGTGATGGCATCTTTTATCAGATCATCAAAGTCTCTCTGAGCTTCCTTGTCTTTATAGTCCTTCTCAATGCGTGCGTTTTCTACTTTCAGGTCCTCAATCGTCTTATTGAGTTCTGTCACATCTACGTCTTTGAACGCATCCAGCTTGGTCTGCAGGTCTTTCATGGCATCATCATTGGCCTTGATGGTCTCATTGGCCTGGTTCAGGCTTTCAACCTGCCTATTGTAGTCATTAACTGTCTTGTAATTCTCAAGAACAGACTTCTCAAAGTCCTTTTTCTTGTCCTCCGGCATCTCTATGCCAAAGTCTTTCATGATCTTAAAAATGTTCTCCATGGTATCCTCCTAAAATAATTTATTAACCGCATTTTCTGCGGTAGGGAATCGGAAAGAGCAGGATTGCACTGCTGCCGGCTGAAAAAACGGATTGAAAAAAGTACCGACATGCCCTCAGGATGCACCTTTCCGCTAAAATATAAAAAGAGCCAAATAACTAAATCACTTGGATCTAATTATTTGGCTCTTGGCTCTATTGTGATAATTGATTCTTTTTTACATCTCTTGCAGTATCCTGGGAAATTCCTCAGCCTTGTATCATTTCGATACTTTATCATCTTCGGATATCCACATTTAGGACACCTGTACCAATATTCTTCTGTGGACATTTACTCACCCCTTAGTCTGAGTATATCACATTGTCCTGAATATTCAAACAACTTTATATGCCCGGAGTATTTTATTTTACTCCTTTGGCAGCTTTGTTAATCAAAATTTATCATCATTCCGCACTTATCGCACTTGAAATTATGTGTTGTTTTTGGATCATGTTCAGTTCTAAATATTCCGGTTTTGCACTTTGGACATATAACCTCTTTACCAGCTCTTAACTTCTCAAAATCTATCTCGGGTTTTTTCATTTCGGCTTCCTCCATTTATATTCCGGATATCTCTGTCTTACCGACTTAATTATATCTCGTATATCTTCTCTAGTCAATTCGCCTTTTCGATGTTTCAAAGCATTATAATCACACACGCACTCTGCATGTGCGTCACCTCCAATATTATATTCCAGATGGGTTTCTTCATGTACAATTGTCTCTACCATCTTTTTTTTGGTTTTACATGTTCTCGCGTTTATGTATATATTATTGCCAACATTCACCCCATACTTATTTTTTAATCCATATTCTTTTTCACTGTCTTTGTTGTATATAATCTCAACGTTTACATTATTTTTTTCAATATACTCAAGTACCCTTTTTCCGATGTCAGACGTTTTCAAATCCTTGTATATCGAAACTGGCTTTACTGTATCTCCCTTCGGTATCGGTTGAATATCAAATAAAGTTTTTGCTTTTTCTTCCATTGCTCTGGATTCATTACGCTTTGGCTGGTTTTTTATCGTCTCCGTCCTGTTAAGATCACTGCTGCCCTTTACCACTCTCAGCCTGTTATCTTTCGGGCTTATCCCCACCTTGCGAGAAAACTTGTGATATTCCTTCACCTGCTTCTTTATCTGTGACTGCAGGTCTCCTGTCTCTCCGCCTATGGACCTCACGGCTTCAACTTCTCTCTTGGTGGCTCTTATCCTTCTCTCCATAGCTCTCTGTTTCTGTGTGGCTGAGTAATAATCGTACATTTTGCCGTTATATTCTTTCGGTTCCGGTTCATCCGGCCATGTGTTCGGTTCGCTGATGCCCTCGAAAAACGGATAGAATATATGACGGCAGTTTACTCCGCACAATCCGTCTGCTTCCCCATAGTGGCACTCTGAGAATGGTGGATATTTCTTATTCTTTCCGGAGCGTGAGTATATCTTGCCCTGCCAGACGGCATGCGATGGACGCGCTCCCCAGTGTTTTGACACTTCCACGAGGTCCGTGTTCATAATATCACAGTTTCTGTTGCTTATCCTTGCTGAAAGCTGGTGGGCTGATGTTCTTACACACATTCTTACTGCAGTATCAAGCTGATAAGTGTGTCCGCTGGCATAGTCTACACTTCTCAAACCGCTCTTTGCCATCTCCCGAACTGCCTGTTCTACTGCTGCATCATAGCTCATTCCTCCTGATACCATATTCATCAGAGCTTTATCCAGTGTACGTATATATGCATTCTCAAGACTGGTAAAGTCATGAGGTCCTTTGAATCCCATTGTCCTTGTGAGGTTCTTTAGTGTGCCCTGTGTGGCTATGCTCATCTCCTCTATAAGCTTTACTATGCTTGAGTCCTTTGTGAGTGTCTGCCCTGCCTGATGCCACGCATACAGGTCACTATTAAAAGACATATCTCCGGCTTCGGCTATTATCCGGTCTCCTGCCTCTTCCGCTTCCCTCTCCATCTGCCTGATGGCTATCATGACATCCCTTTTATACTGCTTTGTCTCATTTGCCACCATCTTTTTGTATTCCGGGTCTGCATTGAGTATTCTCATGACTTCAACACGGATTTTCTGTGTATCATATCCGGCGCGTCTTAAAGCCATGACCTGAAGCTCTGCTGTCTCTGTGAATCGCCCTGTCTTCTTGATTCGCCTGGCAATATCCGCTATTATATCCTGCTCAGATGCCTGTATGAGTGCAGCACCTTTGTCTCCAAGCATCTCCAACTGGTTCTCTGTCAGCATTTAGTACCTCCTAGTCCTCCTCTTCCGGATCCGGCTCCTCCTGTGCGCTGTCCAATATCTTCTCTGCCTCGTCTCTTTCAATATTCAGGCTCATCATAAGGTATCTGATCATAAACTCAGGTATATCGGAAAACGACATTGCATCAGCTCTCATGTTGCTCATCTGTGTGGTCTTATCCTCGACATATGAATCATCAAAATCTATGCAGACCTCTTTATCTATGTCGTATGATGTCTCAAGAAACGTATTGGAAAACCACAATACAGCCCTTATTATGCCGGTGATATAGTCTACTGCCTCTTTGCGCTGCTTATTCAGCTCCTGCATGGCATCCTGACGCTCTCCGATATACTCCGTTGCTGTCTTAATTTGTCCGTTCTCGAAGGTGTACTTTTTGGAGCCAAAACCAAATGTCATGGAAAAGAGGCTCAGGCACAGTTCAAATGACTTTGTAATCTCATCAACTCTTATCTGCGGATTATACTCCTGTATTATGCTCTTTGCCTCCGGGAGCTTTTCGCCCAGGAATACAAATAATTTCTTCAAAAGAGAGTTCTTTTCTCTCGGCTTGCCTGTCTCAGGGTCTATTCCTACAATTGCCTCATTCGTGAGTACGAGTTTTTCACCCTTTTCAAGGTCAGTGGTCAGAATCATATTGCAGAGATCTATTTTCTTTAGTGTCGGTATTGCTCCGTACACCTTTGGATAGCCAAATCCATCCATGTACTGGATATTATTGACCTCTGCCACTCTCATTACTGCAAACGGCTTTACGTCTCCCAGTATTATCCAGTAAGATGACAGCTCTTTTCCGTTCTCATCGAATACAAATGTATCTGCACGGTAATTTCCGTCCTCTCCTCTGGTGAACATGACCATTGTTGTCCTCTTTTTATCTCCCTGATAGTCATTCGCTGAGAAACATGCCTCTATTACATCATCATTTTTCACCAACAAAGGTGTATAGTTCTCTGCATAACAGTATGTTATGCGGATTTTTCCGCCTGTTGCCTTGCCATTATCAAGATATATGGCATCTTCCAAGCGTATGTATGCTGCCACTGTTCCTGTCGCACTCATATGCTCAAGCTGTTTACGGTACATCACGTTAAATCTGTTATCATCCAGCATCTTGTTGACTGCTGCCGTCTGCTCTTTCGTACCCATGTTTATATTTATGATTTCACACAGGTTGGCATCATCCGCACATCCTCTCTTGGCAAAGCCAATACGCTCTATCTCGTACTGCTCGCCCTGTATGGTGGTCCTTTTATGGAAATCGTCTATTATCTCATTCCTATACCACATATTCGCCACATCGATATAGCCGTATGGCTTTGTATTTACCCTGTATCCCATTTTCTTTATCTTTGCTTCAACACAGCTTTCCATCTGTTTCCTCCTTATCTGTCTAAGTCTATATACTCTATAAAATCAAGCATCGTGTAACACAGTGCATCCCACCAGTCATTACAGTTGCCTATGTTCTTATCCTCCGGGATGTTGGGGTACTTCTCATCCCACTTGAGTGTGCCTATTGCCTTTCTTATGTTCACACACCTCTTATGCACTTTCATTCTGCCGGTATTGAGCAGTAAATCTACAGTCCTCGGTCTCTCTGATATCTCATTCTTACGGCATCCTGCTATATGGTCATACGGAAGTCCCTCTTTTTTTGCTGCGCTTCGCAGCGAATTTATCATTGTTGTGCTGGCAGAGTCCGGAAATGTCCAGTCTATACGCTCATACTTTGCTGCACATCTGCGATAAAACTCTATATACTTGTCACAGATGTTATTGGCATCTATATCCGGGGACAGCTTCAGATAGTCCTCTTCCACAGGATAAATAAAGTGATACCCTCTGAAATACAGTGAACACACCATTGTGGTCATGGATCCATTACCTCCGAAGTCCATGCCTATTACGACCTTACTCGGCCTTGGGAACAGCTCTCCGTCCTTGTTATATTTCAGTATTGAGTCATCACACAGATATGGGATATTATTCTCTGCGAATTTACGGAATATAATGCCCTCTGCTACAGCTCTCTCACCTTTTATATCCCGTTTGTACCACACAGTGCCTTTTTGGTATGTTTTAAGGACCGTCCTGATTTTCTCATCAGACATGCTCATGTTATCTACCAGGGTGAAATGTCCATAGTTATATCCGTAATTTTCATCATTCGCCTGCTGCTCCTCGTGGAATTTCAGTATTTCGGTATAATACCAGTGCTCCTCTTCTTTTGGGTTCAGATCATGGAATATCTTACGGTCCGTGCTGGAGAGTGTTCGGTCAAATACCTCTTTCAGAAATTTCTGATGACACTCATTTGCCTCTGTGACATATGCCATTCCATATGTGTTACCCTTTATAAGCTTCTCATCTCCGTCTTTTCCTCCTCCGGACACGAGCACTATCTTCTCTCCGGTCTTTGTCTGGACATATACGCAGTCCCTGTCCTTGTATTTGCCCTCTCTGCATCTGCCTTCGAAGTAATTGAGCAGTCCATAGCCATCACAGTCCAGTATATTCAGCTTGGCCGTGGCACTTGATACTCCTGCCACTAAATGAATTTTATTCTTGTGGGTTTCCAGCAGACTGCAGAATATCAGGGTCTGTAATACGTTTTTTCCGCCTCTTTTTCCACCTTCTGCTACGTTAAACCAGCTATTTATGCACCTCTGCATATATTCATACTGTCTTTGATTAAATGGTGCCGGAGTGTTCATTGTCCTCACTCTCCTCGAAATCTTCTATATGTCTGTTTTTTACTGGTTTCTGCAGCAATTCTGTTATTGTCTGCATATTGGCTAGGATGTCTGTGCCTTTATTACTATTGGCATCATCTATAACCCTTTTATCTCTCCATTGCTCCGGTTTTCGATTTTTTAGCCAAAAAATTTGAGCAGTGGTGTCTGGAACAACCTCTTTCGTAATCTCTTTTGTAATAACCATTTCATCCATCAGGTCATCTAAACTTAGTACAAATTCGATATAATCATATATCTTTTGAGCACGTTCTTTTTTATAAAATTTTTGTTTTTGATACCATGACAACATCTCATGGTCTTTTTTACTGGAATTACAGCTTTTACAGCAAGGTATTATATTATCTCTGTACATTGTACCGCCGTCTTTCAATGGTTTTATATGGTCTTTAGTTGGTACATCCATAATTGCTCCACAATAACAACAATGTCCATTAAAGTACTTTATTGCAAATTTCCACTCCCGTTCAGTTAATTCACTTTCTCCCCCATGCCGCTTTTTTTGACCTGTATCAACTATCCGTTCCTTGGTGGTCTCTGTATACTTATATCCCAATGCCCTTTTTAACAAAGCATTTTCCACTAAAATATCTACAACTTCTTTTCCTCTTTTTAGGGACTTGTAAATCTCGCTATATTTTTTCTTCCATGCATACAGCGTTGCTATGTTTATTCCCATATTATGCGCTATCTGCTCATCTGTCAGTCCATCCCTCGCCCATCCCTCAATTTTTAATGACCCTTCTTCTGTGATCCAATATTCATATTTTCCTTTTGCCAT